CTAGAAGCTTGAATGGAGTAATAATGCTCTTCAGGGTCCCCAGAAAGACAATGTCTCACATCATCCTCCCAGGAATGAATCCCAAATAAATGACTGGATTTCTCCTTCTCAGTCCTGTGATTCAACTCTTCAGTCATTTTATCTTCCAACTTTAATATCTTCTTAAGAATCTGGAACGAGTCCTGAGTCTTGTTCTGTCGGTTCACATTGTACATGCAACCTAAATATATCTCGTTCACAGTGAGGTTTAAATGACAGTCTGGTCCGTTCAAAACCAGTCTTGGTACCAGTCCCAAAACTCTTTTTTGGTCTTGATCAGAGAATCTTCTTTCTAGTTTCAGGATGTCAGTGGTTTTCCTTGGTAGGGTCTTCTTGACAAAGTCAATTATTTTCAGAGTTATCCTGGCTTGCAACACAGAGGTCACTCTTTCGGGGAACTTGGCTATTAAATCCACCACTCTTTTGTCACCCAACGATTTCATCATGATATATCTACTGTTTTCAATGGTCTGGCTTGTGGTTAGTTTGTCCTCCAACATGATCAGCGATAACAAAGCTGGGTTCAACAAATTCTCCTCCCTTTTTTTCCACTTCCAGCAGAACCTCTCCTGGCTTATACACAGCTTCACACAGACAATCAAACGCCATTTTCACCTTTTCATAACTTCTCGTCCATGAATTCAATCTTTCAGTATCAACAGATAACCACTTTGATTCAAAATGATCTCCTACAGCATCCCAAGTGTGAGACAACGGACTCAACAACCCAGACACTTGAGAGCACAATTTCACAAACATTACATTTGACTCTGTTCTCAATAAAGGACCAGGAGCTAGCAACACTGACACTCCTTTAAAACCTGATGAAAAGTGACAAAATCTTGTTCTTCTCAGTTTGTTCATAGAATTCATCACTATTTCTCTCGACAGTCTGGAATAAAACCTCAGGGCAAAAGAAACATGTGATTCTTTGTCCCTCAAACTACCGTCAAGCTCACACAAAAGATCCTCCAAAATGATCTGATGTGACCCATCAAGACCTATTTGTGTGGGTGGTTTTCTATCCATCGGACCCAGGAGTTTGTCAGGATGGTGTTTCTTTTTTCCAGGTCCTTCTCTCTCTGCTTCTCCTTGAAACTGATCTTCCAATTTTCTTCCCACCAACTTGGATCCCCTTGACAAGCTACCAAAAACACCTCCAACTACTCTTTCCGAGACTGGATCTGTGTGATTCAGTGGTTCCTCCTCCAGAACCTCAGATGGTAAACCAAGCTGTAATATTTTGGGAAGTTTATCATAATTGACATCTGCATATTTCCCTCTGATGCCACTCTCGAAA